CACCTCGAACAGCTTGGTGTCATTGGCCATCTTTGCCAGCTCACCTTCTTGCGCCAGCTTCGCCAATTCCAGTTGCGCTTTGGCTTTGGCCTCTGGGTCAGGAATTAGTTTGTCGATGAGCTTTCCGCCCACGTTTAGAAGTGCGTCGAGTCCAATCATTGTTTGCTCCTTGAAAGCATGGTTGCTGCAATTTCCATCATGGTTCTTGCCACCTGAATGTCGGCTGGCTCATTATCCCAGCCTACAGTGATCTGGCCAACAAACCGGTTTGGATCAGGTGGGATGCTGATTCGGCAGGTGTAAGTGACACCTTTGGCGATATACCACAGGCCCATCTCGGATTGTGCTGCGCGATATTCACCACAAGGTATCTCGCTGGCCATCAGTCTGACCACATCAGCGTTGTTGGCTGCGTTCTGAGTAAACAGGCCAACATCAAGCCCATCGTTGGTTTTGTCTCGGCCTTCTTTGGTATAGGCACGATGCAGCACTCTGGTTCCAAACATTGGGTTCACTTTGAACACAGCCACAATGGTGGCGTTGGTGGTTTTGAACAAGTGGGCAGCAGCGTCTTCCACCCTATCCTCGACAATGCTTGGCATCTTCTTGGACTCTTTGTATGCGCCCATCAGCAGCTCTTGGTTCTGCCAAACAAAGTAGCCAGCAAACGCAAACACCGCCATGAGTATCAGCGCAAACAGTTTAAATGGACTATCCACATAGGACAGCACCTTGCTTAATATATCTGCTGGCTTTTCTTCGCTCATAGTCCAATCATCCCAAGTAGTTTATTGACAACCTTGTCGGCCAGCTCGTCCGGCAAGAACTTGAGCAGGCCCAAGACGTACCAGGCAATGCACATGCGTACAAAGACTTTGAGAAAAAGGTCGAATTGCTTTTGGTACTCATTCATCGCCCACAGCGTGTCTTAGCGCACAACTCAGCAACCTCATTGATTCCCCAACCAATAGCGCCAATGAGCATCACGATCACAACAATCGCAACTGCCCACTCCAGTTGCTCGGCCTCAGCTTCTTTGCGCTTTTTTTCTTCTTCTTTGGCTTGACGCGCCAGATGTGCGTCTTCAATGTCCATTTGCTGCTGGCGCTCTTTGATCTTTTGCCATACGTCAGCGCGGCCAGTGGCTTGAAACAACATCATCAACTCGGCCTCGAAGCGCTTGGCCTCATCGAGCGCCATCTCAATTTGTAAGGCTGTGCCAAGGTTTGATTTGTTGCCAGAGCGTTTGGCTTCCACCATTGCTTTGGTGGCCACGCTTTTGGCATCAAACATCTTGGCAATAGACGGAGCTAAACCAGCAAGATCATTTGCGACCTTGCTGGCTTTTTTGACTACGCTGATTGCACTTTGTAGTCCTGCTAGGGCTGTAATGGGATCGATCATTTTCGCTCTACCTTTTTCCACTCAAGGCATACTACTTTGCGATTAAAAACATCACCGGTCCATGCCCATCGGACGCACCTATATTCAGTTGATGACACTTGCGATAGTGTTAAAACAATCGCAAGTAAACATCTCAATGTTTCCAATAGTTTAGAAGATAACCGACCACGGCAGAGACGCCAGAAACAATGGTCATGCCAAACCAAAGGCCTCCACGACCTTTGTTGGCCAAAGCCACCAGTTCTTCGAGCTGGCGCTCGACCTTGTCCATTTTTTTGTCCATGTCCTGAACTTTTTGCCAGAGCACGCCATATTTGACAAGGTCGATCTCGTTTCCTTCTACTGCCATAACGTCAGTCTCCACGATTAGAGGCCTTGGCCTGGCGTGACGTAAACAGTAGCTGCCGAGCTAGACAGACCACTGAAGAATGTGTCTTTGTTGAAGCGCAAGATTTCAACAGCGCCAGGCACTAGGACGATTGCATCCGAAGGCGTTCCAGCAACTGGAGCAACGGAAGCAGTCTGAGCCAATGCAGCAGTCGGGCCAGTGCCTAAAAACACAGTGGTTGTGCCTGCATTGATGAAGCGATACTGACCTGTGTTTTGAGGATCAAACTTGGCATAGACAGGAGCTTGGACACCAGTTGGGGCAGTGCCAGCAGCTGCCACTGCAATGGTCTTACCAAGGGGGGTGAATGCAATTTGTGAATTTGTTGACATGATGACTCCTTAAATAAAAGACGGCTTTTGAGGCCACTCAAAACCAATCAGCTGATAATTTTCATCAAGCTCTGGTGTCACACTGGAAGGCAGATCGCGCAATGCTTGACGATATGTCAAAAGCTCAGTTTTCTGCGAGGCTGTTAAAGGCCAATCTTGAATCATGTAGCGATCAGTAGCCGCAAGCAAATGATTGCGGTCGATCCTTAGTGCATCTGCTGCTGTTGCAAAATTACTCATGCTTTCACCTCAATAAAAGTCCAACGGAATTGACCACCAAGAGCACCATTACCACCCCCTTCGTTACTTGTAGAGTTACGCAAATCCATTATTGGGGTTCGGGTGTCATATCTACTAAACCCACCAAATTTAACAGTCACACTACTGCTAGAAAGGCTTGATTTTGCGGCCTGAACAGCAACAAAACTTGATCCAGCGTTGTAATAAACTTGACCGCATTGAAAATCTGAACCATCAATTTGCAAAAATGGAACAAAAGAATCACCTGAACCATTTAACAAAAGACCGCCACCCATAGCAATTACAACTAATGTGTTTCCTGCGGTCAGTCCAGTTACGGTTTGGTCAAATGCTGGATTGTAATAAAGCGCATCACTGTTTGTGCCAGTGTACAAATTTGGAAGCGAATTAGGTGCGTAAACTGCAGTCTTTACCTGCACAACGCTTCCGCTAGGAATTACAAGTCCTACGGTTTTTAACATGATTTATTCCTTTACCCAAGGCAAGTTGACGATAACAGATTGTGCAACTTGATTTTCAAAAATTTCTGAATTATCAAGATTGAACAGGCGAGATTTAATTTTCAATACTTTATGAAAATCAGATGCATTTCTAGCATCAGTGAACTGAATGTCAGACATACCAACAGACTGAATCATAGCGAAACCTTAACCCAAGGTGGCATTAAGCTAACAGGCTTAATATTCGTTATTGGCGTTACTGGTTGCTTATCCAATTCTTCTTCCATTCTGTTCAAAATTTTGTCTTTTTCACTACCCAAACTTTGCCACACCCAATCTAACATTTGGGATTCAGACAAATTTTCAAACTCTATAAAATTGCCGTCAGCGTATTCAATTTTTACGTTTGATGAATAGCTAAAAGCCTTACCATTTTTTGTGGCTGATATTTGATATTCAACTATCGAAACAACATTTTCTTTGTCGTTGTCGTTTAGAACTTGTGTCCCTGTGATTTTCCAAACTGGTGCAATTGTCATTTGAATTCCTTAGATTGGGTAAAACTGCACCAATGCGCCAAACACTGTGTTAAAGGGCAGAGCCACAGTTTGAGGGGCATCGTTATATGTAGGGGTTGTATTAACCTGAACAACGTGTCCACCAGCAGTAACCATTGCCGAATCAAATGCGTTCCCTGCGCCCGTAAACAAAATTCTTGATGTTGATAATTGATCGCATTGAATCATGCTGGCGGTTGCCGCCATTGATCCAGTTCCATCATTCATAAACGCATTGTTTGACATCATTATTTGTGCAAATAATGGGTCGCCTTGTAATAAAAGCAAACCGCTTTCGGTTGTAAAAGGCAAGTACCAACGATTGTTTACAAACATTAGGCGTAACCTGTATTCGGTATTAGTCGGGCCACCTTCTATGTCAAAACGAAGTTGTTTTTGAATTTCACAATTTGTAATTTTTCTTGGGATTGTTGATTCAGGTTGCAATCCAATCAGTATCGTAGACCGATCAATAGAAGATGGATTTGCGTCTGCAATTACACAATTATCAATCCACCATCCTTTTGGGAAACGAATATCACCCCTGTAATCAAACAGTTTGCAATTAGATACAAACAAAGACCCATCAGATGTTCCGTTGGTGGGCTTGCGTAAACAAGCATTAGTGTTGTTAATTCTTAATTCTGAACCATCCAACATTTGAAACGATCCCATAATGTATCCAAAAGACACATTTGCGGAATTGGAAATATTCATTTCAAGCCTAGTTCGTGCATCTATTGCACCACCATAATCAAGCAAACCTTGTACTGATATATCTCCAAACTTTCCAGTTGCACAAGTTTCAAAAACAGTTAGTGCTGCCGTATCTGTTGCGCCAGTATTGGTCAGCCATTGTGATTGAAAACCTGAAATGTTTACTTGAAATTGTTTTGCTGTTGCCGTTAATGCTGGAATAGTGTTTGCAACTTGAAGTGCTGACCATTGTGTGTTTGCTGGCGAAAGCGCACCAAAATCAATCATCTCCATCTTGGTGTTGGTAATGTTGTATGTAACAGTATGACTTGCACCAGCAGCCGTATCAGCTTGCAACCATACACCATTCCCATAACCAACTGCGATTGCGCTTCCAATTGGCGCAAGAGGAGATGTGTCACCACCTATACATTGTCCAAAACAATTATCAACATCAACTGATGTTGAATTTGTTAAACCACCAATTAGTCGCAAGAATCGATAAACTCTAATTGCCGAACAATTAACATACGAGTGGTATGAAGTAAACGATTGGCTTGCGTTAATAAAATTTCCTGACGCTAAAAATCCAGCGCCAGATGAATACACTTGGCAATTGGTATGCACAATGTCTTGGCCAGCTTCAGTCCACCAACCGAAATTAGATTCAGGAACAATGCCATCGTGTCCAAGTTCAGCATAACAATTTTCGTAACGCACATGACCTGGAATAGCGCCATAAGTGACACTTCCAAATTCCAAAACAAACGCAATTCGTTGGTAATCGTATGATGTGCAATCTGTAACACTTAAGTTTTGAACACCACCAAAATAAAATCCATCGCCATACACGCCCCGATTGCGTTGGGCATGGCAGTTTGAAATTTTGATATTAGTACACTGCCTTGTTGCTTCAAACTGGTTGTCAATTCTTAAGCCAGCACGAATAAAGTTTTTAAATGTGCAGTTTTCAATGATGGCGTATTGTGCGCCTCGCAAACAAACACCATAAGGCTTTGACCAAAAATCCTCGCTTGTACTATCGCCTGATGCAACATAAGTCCCGATTGCTGGATCGTTATTTGGTATTGTTGGCGTTGAAGCTGTTGTAACTTGACCATCAAAAGTTAGCCCACGCAACATCAATCCAGTTTGATTGAATTGTTGTACTGTGTTAAATGCAACTGTTGAGCCAAAATCAAGACGCAAAATTGTTGCATCATTATTAGCAAACCAAGATGTGGTTTGGTTTAATGCTGCATTAGCCGCATTTGGGTTGATAGCATAAACACCACTTGGAAAGTAAAGTGAAGCACCTGCTGTTTGTGCAGCATCATTTGCTGCTTGAATAGCATCAAAATCGTCTGTTGTGCCATCACCAACAGCGCCAAAGTCTTTGACACTTACGACTTGCTCAAGTTTCTCGCAAACAGGATATGGAACAGCGCCAGTAAATGGAGGATCGTAAGTTACTCCACAAGCATCTGGGGCTATTCCAGTTCCATTTGGAAAGTTGTAAACCATCGTCCCTTTGCTATCTTGTACCAAGATGCTGTAGTTCACGCCATTCACATAGACTTGAGCCGGTGTTCCTGCACGTGAAATGTAGCCATTGATTGTTCGTAATGGTTGTACTGCTGGGATAGTCAGCGTAGCATCATAGTAGGCTACGACAGGATTGGTCTGAGGGTTAAGGTTTGGCTCACCAATCCAGACATAACCATTATCCAGTGGCTGTCCATCACGGTCTTGAAAGACTGGAAAAGGAACTTGAATCGAAAGTGGGGACATTTATTGGTTCTCCTGGTCGAATTGTCGCTCGGCTTGGGTTGCTGTCTGCAACCATTGAATTCTTGCGTCCAATGCTTTTGGCAGTTTTGCTGCATCTGCAAATTTCTGGAAGGATTGTGACATGGCTGTGCGACGAATACTAGCTGCGCTTGGTGTTCCTTTGGTCGCAGCTTCGATGGCAAGTTTCTGAAAGTTCTCATCAGCGAACAGTTTTCCTGCTGCTTTGAGTGAATCCTTGTTGCCTTGTGTCATGGCTCCGGTGAGCACAGATGTGGCTGCGGCTGCGATAGGACCACCCACAGCAGCTGCACCAGTCAATGCGCCCTTGGCCAGCGTGCTCTCCATAACCTTACCAATTAGGCTTTCGGCCTGCATGCCTTGCAGCAATGCTTGGTTTGCTTTGCCTGTGGTCAGGACATTGGCTCTGGCTTCTGTGACGCGCTTAGAAACCTCGTACAAGTCGCGCAATACGTCAGCTGAGTCTTTTCCAAGTGTGTCAACGATGGTTTTGTAAACTGGTGGGTTTGCACGCAGTTTTGGATAAATGTCGGCAAACTCTGAAAATCCAAAGCCACCTTTTTCAGCTCCTCTGGCCGAGCGCGTGACAGATGCCAGCGCGGTAGCAATTGTTTCTTTGCGCAGGTCTTCTGGGACGGTTTTTAGCAGGCGATTGAACTCGCCAGCATCACCTTTGGCAGCACCAGTGATG